TGGAGCGCGCCGACGAATTCAACGCCGCCGTCAAGCGCGTGGCCGACGCATACGGCACTGGCTTCGTAGATGTGCGCACTGTGCCTGTCACCTTCCCTGACGACCTGGCCGACCCCGTGCATCCCGCGCAGGCCTGGAGCGACCGGATCACCGCTGCCATCGCGCAGGCGCTGGGCACGTAGCCCTGACGACGCGGCCTAGCCCGCTGAAAGCCACCCGCAAGGAACTAAAACCAGACGCACAGAGCAGCGCACCATGAACCTACCGCAAGACATCCTCAACATCCTGGCCGGGCTGGCCTTCAGCGTCGGCGGCTGGTTCGCCCGCGTGATCTGGGTCGCCGTGCGCGACCTGGAAAAAGACCTCGCGCGCCTGCGCGAAGACCTGCCGCGCATCTACCTGCCCAAGTCAGAGGCGCGCGAAGCCATCAACGACCTGGCACATGAGATGCGGGAGAACTTCGCTCGCCTGTTCACTCTGCTGGACAAGAAGGCCGACAAATGACCGCCACGCACGTCTCGGCCCGTGGCCGCGCGCTGATCAAGCAATTCGAGGGCTTCCGCGAGCACGCCTACCAGGACGTGGTGGGCGTCTGGACGATTGGTTATGGTTTCACGCGCGGCGTAGCACCCGGCCAGCACATGACGCCACAGCAGGCCGAGGCGCGGCTGATCACCGAGCTGCTGGGCTATGAGCAGGCCGTGCTGAGCGGGTGCACGCTGGAGCCCAACCAGAACCAGCTCGATGCGATGTGCAGCCTGGCGTGGAACATCGGCATCGCCGGCTTCCTGCGATCCACCGTGCTCAAGTGCCACAACCGGGGCGACGCCCAAAGCGCCAGCCGCGCCTTCGGTCTATGGAACAAGGCCGGCGGGCGTGAGTGGGCGGGCCTGACGCGCCGCCGGGCAGCCGAGGCCGCGCTGTACCTGGAGCCAGCGCCCGGCATGGTGCAGCGCGTGGTGGAGGGCGCCATCCCCAGCGCGCAGGCGGGCGAGTTGCCGCCCCCGCCACCCGCGCAGGCCATGCCGCAGCAGATCGACCCTGAAAGCGGCATGGGCGCCAGCGGCATCAACCGGGCCGCCACCGTGGCCGGCACCACCGCCGCCACCGTGGGCGCGGTGAGCCAGATCAAGACCAGCGTGAGCGAGCTGCAAGGCTGGATCGTGCCGATGCTGTGCCTGGCCGTGGTGGGGCTGGCGGGCTACATCGTGTGGCAGCGGTGGCGGCAACGGCGGGAGGGGTGGGCATGATTTACACACACATCGCCGCCGCCTTGATTGGCGCTGCCGTGGCCGCCGTGAGCGCCTGGCAGGTGCAAAACTGGCGATACGGCGAACAAATGGCGGAGATTCGACACGACCAGGCTGTCGCGTCGAAGGAAGCTGAAAAGTTCGCCAGACAGGCGGAAACGCAACGAAGGAGCGATGTCGATGAAGCAATCCGAAATTCCACCGTGCGCGCCATTGCTGCGCGCCGCGATGCCGATGCTGCTCGTTCTGAGCTCGACCGGATGCGCGACACCATCAACGCCAGCCGTGGCGGTGTGCCCGGCGAATCCCCCGGCGCCTGCGCTGTCCGAGCCGATGCCGCCGCAGACGTACTCGCTCAGTGCGGAGCAGCGTATCAAGACCTGGCGGCAATCGCTGACCGCCACGCCAGCGACGCCCGCACACTAGTCGAGGCCTGGCCGAAATGAACAAGGCCATCTCGATCGCCTGGCTGCTGCTGATCCAATGGCCGCGCGGGCTGTACCTGCACACGAAACTCGTGGCGCTGGCTTGCGTGGCTGTAGTGACGCGGTGAGGTGTGCGAGGAATTTTGACAGCTTAATTCCCCCGGATTCGAGGGAATTAGATAAGGTTGATGGTGGCCGGTGCTGATCTCCGGCTTCCCCGCGTTGCGGGTGTTCTGCGGTCTAACGCTTCGTCGCATCAGCGGGCCGGGCTTGATACCGACTTGAACCGCGTTGCAGGCCCGGGGTTCATTTGTCCTGCCGCTTCTACGCTGCGTGTCCTTCCACGCCGCCGCTGATGTGATGACGCTGGCTAGGGTGTCTGGGCACCGAGATCTTCGGCAGCTCTTGGATGCCTATTTCAGAGAGTCTGCAGCCGATATTGCATCCCGGATTTAATACCGGGTTTGTCGCTATTTTTAGGATAGCGGCTGTCGGCTGTTCGGCGCTGGATTGAGGCTGCTTTGATGCCCGGTCGGGCAGGTTATCCGGTCATCTATATTGCGTTAGAACTCATGCAGATCAAAAGCATCACGCGATCAACCTGCCATGTCTCTGCGCGTCCTCGATACGGCGGCAGGCTATGTCAAAGTATTTGGGTTCGCGCTCGATGCCGACAAAGCTGCGCCCCTCAAGGATCGCCATCTTGCCCGTCGTGCCGCTGCCGAGGAACGGGTCAAGCACCGTGTCGCCGGGGTTGGACCAGCTTAGGATGTGGTCGCGGGCGAGTGCTTCGGGGAATATCGCAGGATGCTTGTGCGCAATCTTGTCGAGCGTGCTGCCGTTATTGCCGACCGCATACGTCCAAACGTTCCCCCTCAGCTTCGTGTCAGCGACGACGCCCTTTGCGCTTCGATTTCCGAGTGAGTCGCCGTCCTGTCGCATGGTTCCGCTTCGCTTTTGTCCTGCCGCGAGGGCCGGCAAGCGAATACCGTTAAAGACACTCGGACGCCCCTTGCTCCAGACAAACATGAACTCGAATTTCTGCTCATACCTGTTGTGTGTCAGCGGCGGCCCTTCGCGGTGATAAATCATCGTGTCGTGCAGCCGGAAACCGCATTCCATCGCATACAGCGCTTGCCGGAAGCTGGTTCCCGTCTCGCTTCCGTTGATCGTGGCATCGCCCACGACCCACACGACCACTCCGCCTTGCTTGGTCACGCGGAACAACTCGCGGATGATCGCCTGCCATTTCTCCGGCGTCCAATCGTTCAGCGTGCCATTGTAGGTCCGCAGGTTGTCATAGGGCGGGCTGGTAACGGTCAGGTCGACGCTGGCATCCGGCAGCCCTGCCATCACCTCTAGGCAGTCGCCGAGGTGCAGGGTTGCGTTGCCTATCGTTTCAATCCGCATGGGTTCTCCGTGGGTTCAAGCGCATGAGTTCTAACAATTCGTTCCATGCGAGGCCGCTTCGCGGCCCGCATGAACTCAAGCGTTAGCCGATCGCCTGCGCTCTGCTCGATCGTTCAGTCGATTGATGTAGTGCGCCAGCTTTTCGCGGTCGTCGGGGTAGATGTGGACCGTCACCGCAACGCGCCCGGCATCCTTGTGCCGGCCGCGTTCGGCCGCCTTTCGTTGTGCGGCAGTCTGTGTCATGCCGTTTCGCGCTCCGGCAGATCACGAGTGGCCTCAAGAACAAGAGCCTCGCCTGGGCCATAGGCTTCGGCGTACTTGGCTTCGTCGTCGGCCTCCTCGCGCGTGTCAAAAAACGTCGCGTCATGCGGCGCAGAGGTCCAGTTCTGCGCCGGCTGCGACCAGTAGTAATTGACGCTGCTGGCTTCGTTGTGCTTGATGAAAAACTTGCCTTTGACCTTCATTTCAATCTCCTTAACCATCAACTCGATGGCAAGGCCATTATAGCATATGTGACACGTCACGTCAAGAGGTGCGGCGGTTCATCGGCGGCGTTAGGTTTCACAACAACCCTTCCTGCACAGGCTGTCGCGGTTCTTCTGGCGGCAGTAGCTGCCCCTGGGCCTGGGCGCGGGCTATACGCTCGCAGGCAATGTCGAAATACTTGCGCTCGCGTTCAATGCCGATGAACTGGCGGCCCATCTGAACGGCGGCAACGCCGGTCGTGCCGCTGCCCATGAAGGGGTCGAGGATGGTTTGGGGGATGCCTGCTTGCGCGATGCACCAGCGCATCAACTCGATAGGCTTTTGCGTTGGGTGGTGCCGCTCAATCCTGTCGGCGAATATCTTGTTGTTGGCCCATGTGAATTTCTTAGGCGTCGAACCGGGTAGATTTGTCCAAGCCAATTCACCATCGCCATACGATGGCATCGTTTGGCACTTGTCCCACCAAAGCCATTTGCCTTGCGGGCTAAAAAGGTCTGCGAAATAGTTGCCGCCCCACACAATCGAGACGTGACCAGCCATCACAACAGCCACAAGCAGTTCATCAGGCGGGCGGGTTGCGTCCCAATTGTTTTCGGGGTGATGCGCCATCTCGTAAGACTTGCCGCCCTTGAAAGGGATTGCGCCTTTCTTGCCTTTGTCTGCACCGATCCCATAAGGCGGATCAGTGATGACCGCATCGACCTTGGGCAGCGTTGGCAGCACATCCATGCAGTCCCCGTGCCACAGTTCCGCGTTCCCGATCACTACTTTCTCAGCCATTCCCAACCTTTCGTTGTTCGCCACCAGTGAAACCTAACCCGTCTTTCAACCGGACCGAGTACGGCCGGTTAAATCTGCGTTATGTGCTTGCAGGCGGGCGCTCACGCCACTCAACTAAGTGCGTTGCGGTTCCGCCATCGGGGCCGCCCCATACCCACCTGCCGTCATTCCAATATGCAAACCCGGCGTGGTGACTAGTTCCTGGCTTGCCCCAATCCCAGCCGCGCACCCACACCGGCATCCCATCCTTCGGTGCCGTCTCAATCGGTTGCCACTCGCTCATCTCATTCTCCGTTCCATGTTTTGCCTCCCGCGCCTAACCCGGCGCTCGTTCGGACGTGCTGCGCACGCCGCACAGCTCTGCGTTATGCGTCTTCTCGTCGCGCTCAAATTCAGCGATCCGCTCTTCGACCTCTGCGCGGTAGGCATCCGGGTCGAACCCTTCCACTTCAGCCGCCGCCATGTCGGCCCATGCGTCAAGAACGGCTTGCTTCTTGTGGCTGCTGTAACTTCCGCTGCCTGTTGCCATCCTGGTCATCGCTACGCCGTGGCGCATACAAACCGCCCGCCAGCGTCGAGCATCAATTGCATCCTGTTCTGCCTGTTCCATTTCAGTCCTTTCAAAATCCGCATAACTCCACGGTCAAGGCGGACCGGCGCAAGCGCCGTCCGCTTACCTAGGCGTTATGCCGCTTGCAGCGCTCGGCCAGATCAACCAGCCATTGCGCCAGCTCGGGCGGCGTGTGTTCATACTCGTGTTTCGCAATGCTTGGGCGGCAGGTGGCTTTGTCGCAGCCACTCCATAGACCAACGGTGTGCGTCGCCTCGCCCAGCACCAGCGGCAGCGGTGGCGGCTTGCCAGATATACGCAGCCCATTTCGGATCACACTTGTAATCATCAGGACACGGTGTACGTAACCACGCTTCAAACTCTTCTCTGTCGGTCATGGTGTCTCCTTGATGTCGTGGAATGCTTCGGTTTCAGATATAAGGGCATCACGCCACGAAAGATTGACGTTTCCGTTCATCGCAGCTTCTGCTCGCCTTGCAACTTGCTCTCGCTGCCCTTTTGTCATCGGCTTGCGCTCTGGCTGGGCTGGCGCAGTTGCTGGCGCTGCGAGTGCGGCAGCGGTGGCGGCTTCAATCTTTTCCTTCAATTGGAATAAGATTTCCGGCGCAACGTCAGCGGGAGTTTCGATCCCGCCGTTTGCGAATCCAGCGGCTTGAACGTCCGCACAAA